ACCTTAAAGAAGGCGACTTTGCTATGACCGCACATGGTGGAGATGAAGAATTTCACATTGGACAGGTAGTCCATGTTATGCGTGAAGGTATGCTTGGTTTGCCTGGTGGAGAATATACACTTGAAGCAACTGCAGAAAATCCAGCAGTACTTATACAATTATTTGAACAAGATGAAAGTGGACTATGGGAAGCAACAAGAACGTATTCTGCATGCACAATGAATTTATTTATTCCAATTGATCCACTTCCAGTAGAACCAGAATTAACAGTTGAAGATATGCCTAACATGAATTCACAGCCAGACCTTATGGATGCTTATGATGCCTCAATTGGAAAAGCAAAGAAGCCTAACTATGGAGCAATGATTAAGCCACGCAGTGGTGGATCTTCTCCTGCAAACCCAAAGTTGTATGCAAGAGTTGTTCAGGCAGCAAAAGATAAGTTTGATGTGTATCCTTCTGCAGTGGCAAACTCTTGGGTAGTTCAAGAGTATAAGCGTCGTGGTGGAACTTACAAGGCTGACCAAGCATCTACAACAAAAAGCATTTGGAATGGATTTTTTGATCCGAAAGGATTTAATAAGTAATGCCAAAGAAAAAAGCAGGAGCATTTAATGCAACACAAATTAAAGATGGAAAGATTGTTCGTATGAATAAAAACGGTACAGTCAAGTCTGTAATTGGCGACTATTACGTAACACACAAGAAGGCAAATAACAATGGCTGATACATACTCACCTACTTCAGGAATGAAGGCTGCTGCACGTCGTGCACTTAAGTGGAAAGAAGATGGTAAGGCAACAGGTGCTGGAACTCCAGTAGGCTGGGGTAGAGCAACAGATATCGTTAATGGTTCTGCAATGTCTCTTGATACTGTTAAGAGAATGTTTTCTTTCTTTTCTCGTCACGAAGTAGATAAAAAAGGAAAAGGCTTTTATGATGGTCCAGAGTTTCCTTCCAATGGTCGCATTATGTGGGATGCTTGGGGCGGAGATGCTGGATTTTCTTGGAGCAGAAGCATTGTAGAAAGAGAAAAAAATAAAACTGAAAAGTTGTGGGCTGGAAGTCCATTTAGTATAAGGGGTAGACAATAATGGAAGATCTAACAATAGATGAACTAAAACAATTAGTTATCTTTTACAGACAAAAGTCTAATGACTTAGAGTTTGAAGTACTAAAGTTTCAACTAAAGAATGCAAGAGTGCCCGAAAGTATTCAGGTAGATAAAAAACCCAAACCATAGGAGGACTTAGTGCTATATGTCATAACCTTTGGCTTGACAATACTTGCTTCTTGGCTTATAATTAGAATAGTAACAAAAAGTAAATATAGAAAATCTCATAGAGTTATCTATCGCCAAAGCGATATGCATAAAATGATGAAAAAGTTCTTTACTTATGAGTTACCAGAAAAAGAAGATCCTTCTTCTCAGTTGCAAAAGCGAAGAGAAAAGGATACAATTAAGGTATTGGTTATAGAAGATCAAGCCTACTGGGTTACTAGCAATATATTTTATGTTGCTAATGTGGAAGATGGTGCACCTGTACCAGAAACTGCAAAGCCAGTAGATACAACTAATATGTCTAAAAGAGATATTCAAAAGATGTTATCTATACTAGATAACTTAAGGGGTGGAAACAAAAATGATAGTGGCAGTTCAAGGAACAACTGACTTTAATGACTACCAAATCTTTTTGCGTGCAATGAGCGTTGCTCTTTCTGGCATGAAAGAAGATGATAAAGAGTTCATTATTTATTCGGTTGGGCCTGCAAAGGTCAATTCTTTTGTTTCAGAATTCTCTAATCTTTCTGAAAGAGGGATGAAGTCTCGTGGAAAGAAGATTAAATTCTATAAGGCACCTCAGTCATGGGTAGAGGAAAATATTAGTTACATTAACTACTTTGCATTCTTAACTACTCCAAAGCAAACAAACTCAAAGTTGGTTGCACAAGCAGAACTTAATAATGTTGAAGTTGGAATCTTTAGGTACTAAAGGGGTAAAAATGATTATAAAAGATTTAGCAGCAATGGAAAAGATTGTTGCAAAAAATAGCAACCTTAAGTGGGTTGGCTGGGATGTTCTAGAACTCAAGAAATCAAATCTTGGCAGAACTGACGTAAATGGTATTCGCATAAACAATCAATGGTACATCAAAAAAACTTTTAGTCCTTCTCGCAATGGCTGGGAGATTCCAGGCAAGTACAAGGAGTAAACATGAAGCAGCATCTATGGAAAGACGATGCTCCGTGCAAAGACCTTGATACTAATATCTTTTTTGATAAATATGAAGATGAGCCAGATTCTAGATTTTTAGTTGATGCCTTGTGCATGCAGTGTCCATTAGCAAGAAAATGTTTTGCTAACGGCGTATCTGGTAAAGAGTGGGGAGTTTGGGGTGGTGTATACCTTGAAGATGGTAAAATATCTAGAGAATTTAATAATCACAAAACTAAAGCAGACTGGGCAGATACGTGGCAAATTTTAACAACGGACAAATAAGTGTATACTGATTCAATGAAGAGAGCATTCCATGCGGTCCAAGCACCTAAAGGTTTTTCGGTTCAACTTATTGACAATGAGCACTTCCTTACTATTAAATTAGATGAAAGACATTTTGCTGGTCTTACACATGATGAAAAGATCGCAGCATTGCAATATGTAGTCCAACTAAAGAATGCTTTAGAGATGGAAGGCGCTATTGTGCTAGTAACTAGAGAGGTTCTAAAATGATTTATAAACTTGCAACTGTTTCTTTGTTGGTAGCATCTGTAGTATTTTTATTGTCATATATTTATACTTTAAATAAGTTAGTGGTAAGTAAAAAAGTTGCCAGCAAACTGTATGTTGATAATTTTGCATTAGAACAATACATAAAACTATTGCAAGACTCTAAGTCTAACAACACAGATCAAGAGGTTCACAAGGAAAACTTTTTAAAGTTCTTATCTGATTCTAGAGATTGGGCATTTGCATATATAGAAGAGGTTCAGACTGGTCTAACAGAATTTATTGAAGATGTTAAGCCAGAAATAGAATACTTTAGAGAATATGGTGACATTATTTCTATGCAACCAAATTACCACTCAATGAAAAAGATTTCAGAATCATATGATAAACTTATTAAACTATTGCCAAAGGAAGAAGAGGAAGTAAAGTGAAAGATATTTTGTTATCTACACTAACAGGTTTTGGGTGCGGTGTCGTGTTCGCAGCATTCAAATTGCCAGTTCCAGCACCACCAGTTTTTGCGGGAGTCGCAGGAATTATTGGTCTATGGATTGGCTTTACAATACTAACACGAGTTATATCCTAGGAGGAATAAAATGAATACAGAACAACTAAAGGGAATGCTAGCATCATATGGTCGCTCAGTTCTCGCATCAGGTCTAGCACTCTACATGGCTGGCGTAACAGATCCAAAGGATCTATGGACAGCACTTGTTGCTGCTATCGCACCAGTAGCAATCAGAGCAATCAACCCTAATGACAAGGCGTTTGGCGTATTGCCAGATGCTAAGGAAGTAGAGAAGGCTCTCAAGTCTGCTAAGGCACCTGTAAAGAAGAAGGCTGCAGTCAAGAAGGCAGCACCAAAGAAGTAAATAGTAAAAATAGTTAGGGCCAGTCTATTTAGGCTGGCTCTTTCTATGCTACGATAGGAAAATATGTCAACAACAGCGCTAATAATGTGTACGTATATTAGGTTTGAAAACCTGAGTGCTACATTGGCCTGCATAAATAATCAAACAGATAAAGATTTTGATTTTTATATTGTTGATAATTCAAATCAAAACGAAAAACTTTTAAAGTATTTAGACAAGTTTAAAGGCAACTTAAATATCTCTGTTCACAATTACTCAAATTACTTTAAGCAGTTTGCTAGGTTTCTATTAGCAAGAGATCTCGCTGAAGAAGGATATGAAAAAATAATATTTATTGATGACGATGAAATAATTCCAAACACCTTTATTCAGGAATGTCATAGACAATATGAAAGCGATTGTGTAAAATCTTTTTGGGCACATAAGGTTAACTCAAGATATAAAAGAAAGATTAAAATTGTTGGCAATGAGTTAGGTAACTATGCTGGTACTGGTGGGCTTATTTGTGATGCTAAACTTTTTCTAAATGAAGACTTCTTTGACTGCCCTGAAGAGTACTGGATCATTGATGATCTGTGGTTATCTTATTATGTATTAAAGTTTACAGACTATAAGATTAAAGAACTCAGAACAGATATTAAATTTATTAAAGATAGAAAAGCAACATTTTTAACTCTTGGAGACTTGAAACAAAAGTTTTCCGAAGAGTTTATCCTTCCAGAATCTGAAGGTATTGATCCCTTAGAATAGATGGGTCAAAGTTTTCAAAGCCAATTGTTGCAGCCTTTTCTTTTTGTGCCTGTTTGTCACTGTTAACATATCTATCAATTCTTTTGCCAAGTTCTCTAGCATCAGCCTCATATACATCTAACTTAACTCTTGTCATAAGTGTATTAATCTTATTTGATGGTATTAGCCAATCGGATGGAAGTACTTGATTATTGGGGGATATGTCAGTCATAAATACTGGAAGGCCACTCATAAGCGCTTCATTCATTGGCAAGCATAGTCCAGCGTATCTTCTTGGAAGAACCATAGCATCAAAACCATCATACATTGAAGACCTACTATCAACGTTACCTATTTCAACAGTAAGCCTAGAGTCTTGACAATTAATATCAAGTTCACTTTGGCTTCTAATTACTAATTCATAGTCGGCCTTTGAATGCCTCAACATATCAATTACGGTTTGAGTACCGTTCCTATCTTTGGAAGCAACTTTCCCACCAATATGAAGAATTCTTTTATGATCTTTTGCAAGATTATTATTTCTAACAGTGGCAAACTCTTCTGAGTCAATTGGCGGCGGTATATGAACAACAGTCGTATCATTACTAAACTTACTAATAACCTCATCTATCTTCCAGTAACTAGGAGAAATCATATAGGTTGGCAAAGGCATATCTGGTTTATTTAGATGATCAAGAAACTCATAGTTATACTGCATTAAGGTTTTGACCTTACGCCTTTGGGCCAAATTAATAAAGTGTGGGTGGTAGAAAGTTTCACAGGTTAAAACAGAATTTAATCCATCCATAAATATAGCAA